AAGGAGCTTGAGTCCAAGCTTGGCGGCAAGGAAGAAGAGCTTCGCAACAAACTCATGGAAGAGTTGCAGGCGGAGGCATTCAAGGATCGTCCCGCCTCGGCTGGCGAGTATCAGCTTCCGGACATCGTTGATGAAGAAGCTGGCGTAGACAGCAAGCTTTTGCAGTGGTGGTCTGAGCATTCTTTTGAGAATGGATACAGTCAGGAAGAGTTTCAGCAAGGCATCCAGATGTATATGGAAGCCATTGGCCAGAGCGGTCCAGACATTGAGGCAGAGGTTAAGAAACTTGGTGAGAATGCAAATCAGCGCATTCAAGCTGTTTCTTTGTTTGCCAATAAGTTCTTCCCAAGCGAAGTCATGCCAGCCCTTGAGCGACTTTGTGAGACTAGCGAAGGCATCATTGCCCTTGAGCACATTATGGATTCGATGAAAGATGTAAGCGTTGCCGAATCAGCAAACTCTGCATCTGGTATCAGCGAGCAATCTCTAAGGGAGATGATGAAGGATGAACGATACTGGAAAAACGGTTCTCAAGATCGTGACTACATCCGGCAAATCGATGAAGGTTTCCGCAAAATCTATGCACGAGGTTGAGGTTCTTCGGCGGGGTAAGTGCTATCTTACCCCGTTTACTGTCGCCCATATCGACGAGGTTGCCAGTATTCTATCGAAGGAAAACCTAGAAGAGATTTCCATACTTGGATTTGACAGTCCACAGGAAGCTCTTCTGGATATGGTTGAATCCTCAGACTGCTATATCGCCCGACTGGACTCGGGCGATATTCTTTTTGTGGGTGGGCTTTGGTATGGAGAGGATGCAGAGCTTCCGCAAATGTTTGCGATGTTCTCTTCTAAGCTGAAGGAAAACTTTACTATGATGGCTCGTGGCTCAAAGATGCTTCTGCATTTCTTTGAGAAGGGCCATGACACACTGACGATGACTATTCTTACCAAACATCAGGCAATGGTTCAGTGGGCTGTATGGCTAGGCTTTGAGCCTGTGGGTGTTTACGAAGACGCAGGACATCAGTATATTGATTTTGTGCGTTGTAATCCAAACTCAAAAAGTGTTTACGATGACACACTACGGCCCGCTATGCACTGAGAGGCCCGCAAGGACACCCTCGCTGAAGTGCCAGAATGGATACCCGTCACAGCTTTAACCTCAACAAAGGACTCTTGAAATGGCTAATACGATTGACCAAGCCTTCATCAAGCAGTTTGAAACCGAGGTTCACCTTGCCTATCAGCGTATGGGTTCCAAAATCCGGAACACTGTCCGCACTAGCAACGTGACGGGTTCGACTGCTCGATTCCAAAAGATCGGCACTGGTGCCGCTTCGACCAAATCGCGTAACGGCAACGTGACTGCAATGGAACTGGCGCACACCTACGCCGAAGTTACCATGGCTGACTACTATGCTGCCGAATACATCGACAAACTGGATGAACTGAAGATCAACATCAACGAGCGTCAGGCCGTTGCTCAGTCGGCTGCTGCTGCCCTTGGCCGCAAAACCGACGAGCTTCTGACCACCGCTATGGACGCTGGTGCTAACGCCACTCAGATCGCTGACGTTTCCGGCGCTCTGGACAAGGCTGATCTTCTCACCCTGTTCCAAACCTTTGGCACTGCCGACATTCCGGAAGACGGACAGCGTTACATTGCTATGTCGCCCGCTGGCTTTGCCGATCTCTTCAACATCACCGAGTTCGCTTCGTCGGATTATGTTGGCCCGCAGAACCTCCCGTTCGCTGGCGGCATGACCATGAAAGAGTTCCTCGGCTTCAAGATTTACTCGACCTCGGCTGTTGCTGGCGGCAAGAACTTTGCCTACCACACCTCGGCTGTTGGCCTCGGCGTGAATGCTGATGTTTCGACTGAGATCAACTACGTTGCGGAAAAGGTTTCGCACCTTGCAACCTCGATGATGTCGATGGGCGCTGTTGTTATTGATAGCAACGGTGTCTACGAAGTCCTCGACAACAACTAATAGGGGCGGGGGGCTTCGGCCCCCCGAACTTACATGACAGCAGCAAACACTCCGATCAAAGTATGCTCCCGCGCATCAATTCTGATGGGCGGTTCTCCTATTACATCCTTCACTGATGGAACTGTAGAGTCGGATGTGTGTGATGCAATGTATGAAGATGTTGCTCGCGCAGCATTGACGAATACTCGCTGGCGCTTTGCAACCAATCAGTCTGTTCTTAACCGACTTGTTTCTGCGCCTACTGGCCGCTTCGATGCAGCGTATCAGCTTCCGGCTGGCATTCTCATGTTGAGCGCAATCACGGTTAATGATTTTCCAATCCAGTATGACACCTACGGAAGCAAGGCATACTGCAACGCAGCATCGACTGACTCTGTAATTGCTGACTACATCTACAGGGCTGACGAGGCTGACTGGCCCGCGTTCTTTACAATCGCCGTTGAGTTTCAGATGGCAGCGGTTCTTGCTGTGGCCGTGGCCCGCGATCAGGGTCTAGCTAATCTGATGGAGCAAAAGGCAAACATCTTGATGATGCAGGCCCGTAGACTTGACTCTCAACAGCAGACTACGCGCAAGCTACATACGTCGAGGTTTATTGCACAAAGGCGTAGCTGATGCAGAAGGTCCGTGTCCCACAGAACAGCTTTCACTTTGGTGAGGTAAGCGATACGGCAATCATGCGGACCGATAGTCCGGTCTATGCTGCATCGGCTCAACGAGTTGAGAACCTGATGGTTCAGAGCGATGGTGGATTGCGGTCCAGAGTCGGAACTGAACACATTTATACATATTCCGATATTACATATAGTTCGAACTACGTTAAGCAGTCTCGCCTTGTTCACTTTACGTTCTCGGACGACGAACAGTATATAATCTCCATTGAGAATGGTAAGGTTCGTTGTTTCTTCTTGGATGATACTGGCGCTCTAGGTCTTGGCGCTGGCGTTCATTTGGTAGAGACAATCACTCAAGATACTAGTTCTAACGCTCTTCCGTTTAATCACAACTATCTGCATGAATATACATTCGCCCAGTCTGGCGATGTTATGTTTATCTGCCACCCTCTGTTCATGCCGCGTATGCTGGTGAGGACTGCGTTGGATGCCTTTGAGATAACTCCGTATTCCTTTGATGTCCGCGCCGACAACAAGGTTATCTATCAGCCGTATAGCACATTCCAGAATACGGAGATGACGCTAGACCCGTCTGGGACTACTGGCTCAATTACTCTGACTACAAGTGGCGCATACTGGGATACCACTGGGACACAGACTGGCGGCAACTATCTTGACTCGCTTCATGTTGGCGTTGTCGTAAGATACGATGATGCAGAGATTGAAATAACTAGCGTTCAGTCTAGCACTCAGGCGACTGGAACTGTTGTTGATGCCCTCAGGAGAAGGCTCACAATCCTTAACCCACTCAGAACTATTGATGGCTCTGCGACAGTTGAGGTTACTCACTTGGGTCATGGCTTTTCTGGTGGCGAAGCAATCACGATAGAGGATGCTTCTGCCGTTGGTGGTCTTAATGCTGCTCAGATCAACGGGGCAAGAACCGTTGGCAGCATTATAGACGAAAACACTTATACCATTACGGCAGGCGCATCTGCCAATACATCTGAGGATGGCGGCGGTTATATTAAGGTTGTTTGCCATGCACCGACTAGAAACTGGGACGAGCAGTCCTTCTCAGCAAAGCGTGGATACCCAACAGCGGTTGTGTTCCATGAGAATCGCCTAGTATTTGGTGGAACGATCCAAGAGCCTGATGCTCTTTGGTTTTCTAAGATCGGCAAGTATTTCAACTTTGATGTTGGAACTGCCGCTGACGATGATTCAATCAACCTTGTAGCTGCTACTGGCGACATCAACGGAGTCAGATACTTGGTATCTAACCGAGACCTACAAGTATTTACTGATTCTGCGGAGCTTTATGTTCCGACCTATCTCAATCAGGCAATTACTCCGACCAACGTTCAGATCAGGAAGCAAACTCCGTATGGGTGTAATTTTGTTGCTCCACACCCCTTTGATGGCGCAACATTGTTTGTTCAAGTTGGCGGCAAAGTTGTTCGGGAATATCTCTATACTGATGGTGAGGACGCTTATACATCAACAGCGGTATCCACTATTGCGCCGCACCTGATAAACTCACCAATCGGTTTGGCCGTTGTAAACTCTGGCCTTGACAGTGCAGAGTCCTATGCCGCTGTCGTAAACAGCGATGGCATTATCTCTCTGTTCAACTCTGCCCGTGCAGAGCGCCGCGCCTCTTGGGTTCGAATGACTATCGCCAATGGATACTTCCTAGATGCAGTCGGTATTCAAGACCGTCTCTTTGCAAACATCTATCTGAATGGCACGATATATTTCGTAGAGTTTGGAGACAGGGTTGGCCTTGACAACTATGTCTACTCAGCAATCTCTGGCGGGTATGCAGACGTTAGCGCAGCTTATGCAGTCGCTGATACTGTTTCTGTTCTGGGTCAGAATGGAAGCACTATCGACTATCTTGCCTCTATGACTGTAGTGAGCAATGGCGGAACCGCATCTGTCGATGTGTCTGGTTATGCTGGATACACTCATGTGTTCGTTGGCGTTCCGTTTACCGTGAACCTGACAACCAATCCCGTTGATAGCAATGGACCTAATGGCCCGTTCACCGGATCGGTTCGTGGCATCTCGGCTGCTATCGTTGACTTTAGGGATACACGATCTGCCAGCGTCAATGGCAGACCCTTGGTTACAACCGCAGAATTTAATGGTAAGAAAGAGTTCCGGCTCAATGGATATGGCCGCGATCCTCAAGTTACTATTACCCAGAATGAACCTCTGCCGATTCATATCAACGGCATAATCTCGGAGCTAGTAGTTTAATGGACCCATTTACATTATTCTTTGCACTAGCTGGTCTTGCTGGTTCTGCTACGAGTGCTGCTGGTCAAATTAAAGCTGGAAAGGCTGCTGAAGAGGAGTCTCGCATTAACGCCAAGGCTCTTGCAGCTGAGAAGGAAATGAATGCAGCGGTAGCCAAGCAGAATATGAACCGCAGGATTGCGGACTATCAACAGAATATGTCCGCAAATATTGCTCAGTTTTCTATTGGCGCTGGCCGCGCCGATAAGTCCGTCGAGGCTTTTATGAAAGCCCAGAAGGAAACTCTTGGCAAAGACATTAAGGCAATCCAGACGCAGGGCTATCTACAGCAACAGGCGGATACAGTCGCAGCCGCTTCTGAGAAAGCTAGAGGAAAAGCCGCTATGACTGCGGCGCGTATTGAGGCTGGCTCCACTCTTCTTAGTGGTATCAGCGCCTTCGGCAAGGTTATGTAATGGGGAATAAAAATGCCAGTCATTCGTGAGCAACGTCAGTTTGGCGTAACCCCAGTAAGAATCAACCGAGTTGATACTGGGGGTCAACTTATAGGGGAAGCCGTTGCCAGAGCGGGTCAGCGCCTTGCATCTGATGCCTTTGAGCAAGCGGCTATTGTAGCTGAAGAGAAAGGCCAGAAGGCTGGACTGGCAGCTACCTCTGCTGATGTTGCACGGATTGATCCCAACACCGGACTTCCTGTTGCATATAGTGCGCCGAAAGGCTTTGGCCTTATCGCCTCTAGGGCATATCAAAACATGATTGATCGGCGCTTTGAGGAATCGGTTCTTGCCGAAATCAAAGAGCGTGGCGCAGAATTTGCTAGTTCTTCTAGCAGTGCGGCAGAGTATAAAGAGCGTCTCACAAACTATGTAACTAGTATGTATGAGGGCGCTACGGGTGATGGTGGCGAGCTAAATGCTTATGGTCGAATTGTTCAAGACCTTGGCTCTGAATATGTTGCCAGCACCTATGAGGTTCTTGCCAAGAAAGAAGCAGAAGCCAGACGAGCCGCATTGATTAGGCAGCAACAAATGCAGGCATATGCTGGTCAAGTTGAAATTGGCGCATTGATTTCTTCTGGTGCCTCTCCAGAGCAAGCCGCTCTACTTCTTCAAAGAGAATATCAGCGCAATGACGAGCTTCTCAATGTGCAAGGAATTTCATTTTCTACTTGGAAGGCTACAAGAGAGCGCCTTGATGGCCTACGATCCCTTGGTTCTGCGAATGAGCTTGCCAGCATATACAGCGCACTGGACGAGCGCGGTCGCAACCAACTGAAACTTGCCATCCAGAATCCAGCTTATGTTGATGAAGCTGCCCGCACCCTAAACATCGATGCGTCCGCTTTGAGCAGCTTGATCGTTGACGCCAAGATTGGGGCTAGTGTTCCGTCTTTGCTTTCTGGTTTTGATGCTCTTGGCACTTCGATTGATACCGAGAAAGAGCTTCTTGCTGCTAGCGTTTACTCAGAGCAAGCGGCTAAGATGCCACCCATGCTTACTGCGCGTGGGTTGGAAATTCAAATGCAGTCAATCCCCGTAGACGTTCGTGACCTTGTTGTTCCAGAACTTGAGGCTCTGTTCGTAGAGCGTCAGCTAGATACTAAAGCCACTGATAGCGAAACACTTGATCGTCTTACGAATGAATTGCTGAACTCCGCAAACTTTAGCCTTCCCGCAATACGAGAGATTGCTGGTAATGAGGTTGCTAATCTTGTTCGCAACATGACGCCAGAGCGGCGCGAAACTCTTGCTAAGAGTATCTCGGATCGTCGCTCGGAACTTGCCCGTCTTGAGAGTGCTGGTCAGAATAAGATTGAAGAAAGTTTGCGGCAAGAAATCCGCAATGTTAATAGCGTTGAAGAATACAATGCATTAGTTACAAGAATCGAATCTGCTGGTCTTGACCCTGCAAAGACTGACACTCTTCTTGGGCTTAATACACAGAAGCTGACTAATCTTGCTCAGGACTATATTGCATTCAATAAATTTGAAAATCTGCAAGACCTCCAGAACCTAGAGAATATTGTTGTTGCTGGCGTTGGCGGGCCTGATGTAACCCGTGAGTTTGCACTTCTACAGGAGGCTTATCGCATTGACCCAAGCAAGATCAATTCTGCGTTTAGCCGCAGAGTAGAAGCATGGAATGGCGTGGTTAATAACGCCCTCGAAGCTGCTCGCATAAATGCTATTGGGTCTGACCTAGCCGCTGGTCGCAGCGTAAGCCCAGAAGATTTGCGCGATTGGGATGCCAGCGTTACTAAAAATCGTCAGCTTAACATTGGAAACTGGCAAGAGTTTCCTGAGATTGTTGCCGCAGCAAATAGCGGAATTATTGCACCATCGCTTTCAAAAGCAATTTCATCGGCCATTTATAGCAACAATGAAGCTCAGTTTGCTGAAGCCTCCCAACTGTTCGAGCAGTATAGCAATCTTTCTTTTGTTGCGCGTGATGGCAGTGCCAGCACTATGGATGCAATGCGAGCATCGCTTGATCCAAAGGTTTATTCTTTGCTGTCAACGACATCTTATATTGCGCGGCGTGAAGGCCGTGACCCAATATCGGTCCTGCTTGAGCTTCGTAACTACGAAGGCGATATTGATGCAGATATAAAGACTGATCTTGAGTTGCCGCAAAACGCAAGAATTGATCGTGCGTTTGAAGATGTTCCCATGAGCGCCATCTACCGCAATGAGATTACGTCCGTTCTACGCATCCTAAAGGCTCGTGGAATAACTATTACCAAAGATATAATTAATGCAGAGATTCAGCAATATACTGACTCTATGGCTAAGGACGCTCAGGTAATTGGCCCCAAGATTGGCGATCAGACTGTCTATGCTCGCTCTAGCTATATTAGCGGTGACGCAGTAGCTCAGAATGAAAGTGCTCTTGCGGATGCTCTTGCTGCTACTGGTATGTTTAATGACTTGCTGGATGGCGGAACTGTTTCTGAGACGACTATAGCTAATCTGTCTAGGTTTCTCCCGATTCCTTCGTTTTCAGATATGGCATTAAATATTGCTAAAGTTACGGAGGCATTTACTGGCAAATCCACAGCAACAACAGAAATTACAAGGCGTGATCGTATCAGGTCTGGTCTAAAAGCTCTTGGTGTAGAGTTGTATTACGATCCTGTAGTTTCAGCGTTTAATGCTGGCGTTCCAACTTGGAATGTCGGCTACATGGTTGATGGTCGCTTTGAGCCTATCATTGTCAATGATGAAATCTGGACGCTGCAATCTATTCCAAAAACTGAAAGCAATGCAGTAAGACAATACTACGAAATGTTTAACAATTCTCTCAGAGAAAATGCGCCACTGCATGAGCAGATAAAGGCTGAACTTGGTTGGGTTGTTTCAATGGGGCAGACCGACGAGCAGATTGCAAATCGTAGCGACTTTGCTCGTTATGATCAAATCCTACGAGACGAAACTAGCGTTGGTGTTCTGGCTTGGAGCCAAGTAATCAGAAATAAAATCATAGAACAGTATGGGGAAATTAAATGAGAATAACAGTCCCCGAAGCGCGTGAGTTTCAGTTAGGCAGAACCCCATCTGATAGAACTGTTCCGTTTGGGGCGACATTGGGCGCTCAGTATGGGCGTGTTTTTGACCCTGTTTTTTCTCAGCTTTCTTATTACACTGGAACGCCTACTGAATATGATCCTGACTCTATTGAAAGAGTTGAGTCATATATTCAAATGAACGGTCTTTCTGATCGGGATGCTCGTTATCTTCGTATATACGGCCTAGGAAGTCAGGAAAACTTCCAAGCCGCTCTTGAGTTTAATAAGCGAGATGCAGAGCGCCGTGACGTTCTTGATCGGTCAACCGGACTTAATTTATTTGTTAGTGATCCAGCAATTCACGTTTCATTTTTTGTGCCTCCTATTCTGAAAGGCTCTTCTGCACTTTTAGGCCGCGCATTGAACGCATTGCCAATGGCAAATCGTGTAGGAGCATTGCGCCAAGTTGTTCGGGCGCAGCAACTTATGCGTGGGGAAGCTATTACAGCTAAGTCTTTAGCAAATCTTGGTGGATTGGAGGCGGCTGTTGTTGATGGCAGTATGTTTCTTACCCAAGCTCTTAGCGAAATTAGCGTTGGCGCTGATCCGGTAGACGAGCTTGGCAATGCTGCGCTGCTTACTGCTGGAATGACCGCACTTGGCGCAACCCTTGGCTATGGATTGGGCGCTGCGCTTGCTCCAAGCAAGGCTGGGCTGCGATCCTCGACTTTTAGCGGTGGGTATAAGTCATATCTGAATGGTGTCTCTGACAAGCCTTTGGAGCGCGGTGAGGACGTATCTTTCACTGGCAAGTGGTTTACAGAATCTTGGTTTATGAAGGCGGTTCCAACGCCCCTTCGCGCAACAATTCAAGATGCCACGCTGCCAGAGTGGGCGAAGCTGGATATGCTAGGTCTTGCTGGCGACAATGGTATGCCTCTGGTAATGAATCAAACTGGGCGCACTACTGGCTCTTCGGTATTTACTGAGGCGGGTCGCCGTCAGGGCGATTGGTATAAAGCCCTATCGACTATTGACGAAGGTTATCGTCAAGTAAGTCCTCGCGGTAATGCGACTGTTCTTAATGTTCCTGTTGCTGGTTATATCGAAGCAATTCGTCGCCGCTTGGGCAAGACTAGTTTTGCGCCTGATGATTGGTATAACCATATTGGTCGTCTTTATATCGACGAGGTTCCCTATGATAAGATGACGCCGCAAGAGGCGTCTTCTGTTCAGGCTATTGATGCGTTCTTTACCAAGTATGAGAACGAGCTAACCGAGGTTGGCCTTATTAACCCCAAGGAAGTTTTTGTTGACACCTACATGAAAGAAGCTGGTCGTCAGTTTGAGATGATGGGGCTGACTGGCAATATCATTGAACAAAATCGTCGCTGGATGCGCCAAGCTATTGACGAGATGAATGTTGAGTTTGAAGCTAAGAGCCAGAAGCTGCGCGGGCTTGTCAGAGAAGAGGGCGGGCGCGGTCTCACCGATAAGCAACTCGCCTACCGCAAGACCTTGGAAGACGAGATCACTGATATTCAAGGCAATATAACTAGGTTCGATGATCTTTTTGAGCGTATCAATAAAGCGGAAGGGCCGGAGGATTTAGCTAAACTTTACGACGAGCTAGACCTAACGCCGACCATGCGGAGTGCGCTAAAGAACCTTGACGCCGAAATGGTTGCAACACGCGCTCGCATTGACGAGGCTCTTCGTGTTCTTGAGTTGGGTAAGGGGCGGCAGACCCGCCGCTACTTCCCCCGCTTCTTTAATCGCCGCGCCATTGAGCAAGACCGTGACAGCTTCCGTGGCATTCTGATTAAGTGGTTTCGTGAGAACCCAGAGAAGGCTGTGCGTAAGGAAGATGGCAGCATTGAAGTTGTTCGTTTTTCCACCAACCCAGAAGACCTAGCAAAACGCGCTGATGATACTATCAATACTATTCTCGGTGAGATGGATGACGATGGCGTTGACGCAATCTTTTCCGGCTATGGCCGGACTGGTCCGCTGATCTCTAAGCGTTTGGATATTCCAAACGAGCTAGTTAAAGACTTCATTGTTACCGATGTTAAAGAGGCAATGATTGCTTACACCCGCCGCGTTGCCCCACGGCTAGAGTTTCACAAGAAGTTCCGTGACCCAGAGACAGGACGCATCCTTACACTGGAAGCGCACCTTGATCGTATGCGGACGCGCTTGCTTAAGGATGGCGTGTCTGAGCGCAATGTAGATCGTTACATTAAGAACTTTGTTGCCACTTATGATCAGGTTGTTGGCAATGTTCTTAAGAAGCCTGACGCCATTGACAACCGTATTGCTGACTGGTTGCGGACAGCTACAAGCTGGACTTATCTTGGCTCGTCCGGCATTGCTGCACTTGGTGATGCTGCCTCTCTGTTTATGGACAATGAGCTTCGTTCTATCGGCAACGCCTTCATTGGCCTGATGGATGATGTGTCTATTGGCATGAGCAAGCGTGAGCTTAATCTTGCTGGCGAGGCGCTGGAGCTTACCAACGGCACAACGCACCTACGCTACATGGAAAGCCTGACGAATGACATCTTCAGCAAGGGCATCCCAGACAAGCTGAATAATGCCTTCTACATTGCCAATGGTCTGGCACCTGTAACCATTGCCATGAAGTCTCTAAACGGTCTTCTCAGCGGCCATACAATCATTGATTATTCTCGCAAGCTTATTGATGGCAAGGCCACTAAGTTTGAACGTGAGTGGCTGGCTCGGTATCAGATTGACGAAGCTATGGCTCGACGCTTCTTGGATATGCCGACAGAGAAATCCAACGCTGGCCTTAACCTTCCGAACACTGAGGCTTGGACAGATGAAGAAGCTGTCAATGCGTTCCGCAATGCGCTTCGCTCTAGCGTGATGAACCGCGTTATCATGGCTTCTCCGGCAGACAAGCCGATTGTTATGGGCGGCGTGGCTTACATTCCAGACAGCGTTGCCAAGATGCTGCCGTTTGATCTGCCAGTTGACCCAAGGGTAAAGGGCTATCGTCGAGTAGAGAGTGGCCTGATGGCCCTACCCTTTACCTTCTATAGCTATACTATGGGTGCGCTTTCCAAGATTACTGCAAACCATGCAGCGGGCGCAGTCAGAAATCGCCTAACCCATATGGCTGTAGCTATGACCTTGGGCGCTATGATTGTTAAATTCCGCACTCCGTCTTGGGCATGGGATCAGATGGATACAGACGACAAGATCATGCGAGCC